GGCTTTTTTTAACCGCAACGTGAGAAACGCCGATGAAACGTAAGCCCGCCGACACGGCCGAAGCAGCCGTCAAGGCGGCGGTCGACGCAGCGAAAGGGCCGCCAGGTTGCCCGAAGCACGTCCATCTGAGGCCGGAAGATCGTCCTTTCTGGGATGGCGTCATTCGTGCGCGCGCACGCGATGAGTGGTCATCGGCTGACCTGGTGGTCGCCGGGCAGTTGGCGCGGTGTCAGTGGGACATCGAGCGCGAGTCGGTCGAGCTTGACCTCGAGGGCACCGTCCTGAAGAACGACCGCGGAACGATGACGGCGAACCCCAGGGTGTCCGTGCTCGAGCAGCTGGCGCGGCGCGAGATGGCCCTCATGCGAACCCTGCGCATGGGCGGCGCGGCAGCCGGCGAGGCACGCCATGTCGTCGAGCGCCGGCGCGTGGCGAAGCAGGCCGAGAGCGTCAGGGCCGAACTCGAGGACGAGTTCCTCGCGACGTGAAGAAGAAGCTGACCCGTGGCCAGAAGGTCATCGGGTTCATCGAAAAGTATTGCCTCGCCCCTGAAGGCGACCACGTCGGCAAGCCGATCAAGCTCGAGGAGTTCCAGAAGCGGTTCATCCTCGAGGTCTACGACAACCCATACCAGACGCATTCGGCCTATCTCTCGATCGCGCGGAAGAACGGCAAGACCGCGCTGATTGCCGCGATCCTCCTGGCCCACCTGGTCGGGCCGGAAGCGGTCCACAACTCGCAGATCGTCTCGGGCGCGCAGTCGAAAGAGCAGGCCGCCGTCATCTTCGAGTTGGCCCGCAAGATGGTCGACATGAGCCCGACGCTCTCGCGGCTGGTCCGGATCCAACCGAGCGGGAAGAGGCTGATCGGGGTGGCGCGGAACGTCCTCTACCGCGCGCTCGCCGCCGAGGGCAAGACGGCGCACGGACTCTCGCCGATCCTGGCGATCCTGGACGAGGTCGGCCAGGTGCAAGGTCCGACGGACAAGTTCGTCTCCGCGATCACGACCGCCCAAGGCGCGTACGCAAACCCGCTGCTCATCGCGATCAGCACGCAGGCCCCCACGGACGCGGACATGTTCTCGACCTGGCTGGACCGGCAGAAGGCGGCGCCCGATCCGCGTGTCGTGAGCCATGTCTATGCCGCGCCAGAGGAATGCGCGCTCGACGACCCGAAAGGCTGGGCGGCCGCGAATCCGGCGCTCGGCAAGTTCCGATCGCTGGCCGACGTCGAGAAGGAATCGAAGAAGGCGCTCGAGCTGCCGGCATTCGAGCCCGAGTTCCGCAACCTGATCCTGAACCAGCGTGTCGAGGCGGTTTCGCCCTTCGTCTCGAAGTCGACCTGGGATGAGAACGGCGGCGAGCCAGGGGACGCCAAGGGCCTGAAGATGTGGGCCGGCCTGGACCTCTCGAGCGTCCACGACCTCACGGCACTCGTCGGAGTCGACGAGACGGGTGGCGTCCATCCGACGTTCTGGCTGCCGCACGAAGGCTTGGCCGAGAAGTCGCGGCGCGAGAAGGTGCCGTACGACCTTTGGGAGCGCCAGGGCCTGCTCCGGACGACGCCGGGCAAGGCGATCGAGTACGAGCACGTGGCCGAGTACCTGCGCGGCTTCTTCGACCGCTACAACGTCCAGGCGCTCGGATTCGACCGCGCGCTGATGAATTTCCTGACACCGTGGCTTGTCAAGGCCAATTTCTCCGAGGCCGAGCTCGCGAAGTTCGTCCCCTTCGGGCAGGGCACGCTTTCGATGACGCCGGCGCTGCGCGAGCTCGAGGTCAAGCTGCTCAACGCGCAGCTGCGCCACGGCAAGCATCCGATCCTGAACATGTGCCGCCATAACGCGGTCGTCGTCGGAGACTCCGGCGCGCGCAAGTTCGACAAGCACAAGGCGCGGGGCCGGATCGACGGCATGACGGCGCTCGCGAACGCAGTAGGCGTCATGCCCGCACAGGTCGCGGGCGACCAGGCGCCGCAGCTGCTCTTCTTCTAGCTCCCTCCTTCCGGGCAGACATCACCGACCTCTCTCCTCCTCCGTTGCCCGGATCTCGCCCCGCCAAGCGCGGGGCTTTTTTCTTCCCCGGAAAGGCCCAGCAATGGACCGTGCCTATAGTCTCTTGAACGTCAAGGCGGTCCAAGAGACGCCGAACGAATACCGGATCGAAGGCGTCGCCTCGACACCGACGCCGGACCGGATGGGCGACGTCGTCGACCCCATGGGCGCGCAGTTCAAGACGCCGATGCCTCTGCTTTGGCAGCACGACTCGATGCAGCCTGTCGGCCGTGTCGACTTCGCCAAGCCGACGCCGAAGGGCATCCCATTCGTCGCGTTCATCCCGAAGGTGGTGGAAGCCGGCGCGGTAAAAGATCGCGTTGAGGAGGCCGTCCAGAGCATCAAGTATGGCCTCGTCGGCGCTGTCTCCATCGGCTTTCGAACGCTTGCGAACGGCATCGAGCGCCTGAAGGATGGCGACGGATACCTGATCAAGGCGTGGGAGTGGATGGAGCTTTCGCTCGTCACGATCCCCGCGAACCCGCAAGCCGTCATCACCGGCATCAAGTCCATCGACTCCGCACTGCTGGCCGCGTCAGGCCAACGGCAGCGCGGGTCTGCCTCGCCCGGCGCTTCGGGCTCGGCCGCGAAAAGCGGCACTTCTCCAACCCGAAGCCCGAAAGGCAACGAAATGAAATCTCTTCAAGACCTGCGCGAAGAGCGCAGCACCAAGGCCACGCGCATCAACGAGCTCAACGAGCTCAAGCGCGCCGAAAGCCGCAAGTTCACCGACGACGAGCGCGCCGAATTCGACACGCTCGGCAGCGAGATCGAAGACCTCGACGACGACATCAAGGTCAAGCAGTACCACGAGACCAACGCGCGCACCGCCGAGCCGGTCGTGCATCAGCGCGGCGCCATGGGTGGCCGCGGCATGTCCTTCGTCCGCAAGGCCGATCCCGAGGACAAGTTCAAGGGCCAGGCCTACACGCGTCTCGTGATCGCCAAGGCAGCGGCCGAACTCTTCGGCAGCACGCCCTCGAGCATCGCCGAGCACCGCTGGGGCAAGACGCACCCGCAGCTCGTCAGCTGGGTCAAGGCCAACGAGGTCGCCGGCGGCGGTTCCGCTTCGGGCGACTGGGGCGCCGAGCTCGTCTCGTTCGATGGCCGCTACACGGGCGACTTCATCGAGTTCCTGTACGGCCGCACGGTGTTCGACAAGCTCGCGCTGCGCGAGGTGCCGCCGTTCGTCACGATCAAGGGCCAGGACGGCGAGGCGACTGGTTACTGGGTCGGCGAGGCGAAGGGCATCCCGAACACGCCGGGCGACTTCTCCACGGTCAACCTGAGCCCCCTGAAGGTCGGTGCTCTGTCGGTCATCACGAACGACCTGATCCGCTACTCGACCCCCGCGGCCGAGCAGCTCGTGGCGAACATGCTCGCCGAAGCGAGCGCGAAGCGGATCGACCAGACGGTCTTCTCGGCGCTTGCGGCTTCGTCAGGCGTCTCGCCTGCTGGCCTGCTGAACGGTCTCTCGGCGATCGCCACCACGGGAACCGACCAGGCCGCGGTACTGTCGATGATCAACCTGCTCTACGCGCCGTTCATCAGCGCCAAGAACTCGTCGGGCCTGACGTGGGTCATGAACCCGGCGCAGGCGAAGGCGATCTCGCTGCTGGTCACGTCACTCGGCAATCCGGCCTTCCCGTCGATCACTGGAATGGGCGGCATGCTGATGGGCGATCCGGTGGTGGTCGGCGACAACATCGATGCCTCGCAGGTCATTCTGATCAAGCCGACCGACATCTACAAGATCGGCGACACGGGCGTCGAGGTGTCCGTCTCGCAGGAAGCGTCGATCGAGCAGCGGAGCGATCCGGCTGGCGTCACCACGACGCCGACCGGCGTGAATGCGACAGCGTTCACGAACATGTTCCAGGAGGACTCGACGGCGATCAAGATCGTCCGGCACGTCAACTTCGCCAAGCGTCGCACCTCGGCTGTCAGCTTCACTGACACCGCGGACTTCCAAGGCGTCGCGAGCTAGTAGGCCGGCCCGGGGCTTCGGCTCCGGGCCTTTTGCCTTTGGCCACGGAGAAGATGCAATGCCGATCAAGCACGTGAAGATGATCTCGAAGGGCTCGCACCGCTACGGTACGCGCATGCTGCGCGCCGGCGACGAGTTCGACGCGACCGGCGAGACGGATGCGAAGCTGCTCACTGCTTTGGGCCGCGCCGAGCGCGCCGAAATGTCGAAGGCCGCGCACGTCCCCGAGGCTGCCGCGCCGCGCGCCGCCAAGAAGGTCGCGGCGAAGAAGTCGACGCGGTTCAGCCCTGCGTCGTTCATTCGCGAGTTCCAGGGCGGCTTGCACGACGCGCCGACCATCGCGCCGGACTGCGCTGCGACTGACATCGTTCCGGCCGAGCCGACCGAAGCGGACTGATGCGCCTCCCGTTCGGCATCGAGATCACGCGCAAGAGCGCGCCCGATCTGACTCCTGTCTTCGGCGGTGGCCGAGGCTGGACTTCGCTCGGATGGATCGGCGAGCCTGTCATGGGCGGCTTCCAGCGCGACGTTCACGTCAGCCACGACCGCGTTTTGGCGAACTGGACGGTATTCGCCTGCATGACGCTGATCGCGGGCGATATCGCCAAGATGCGGATCAAGCTCATGGAGCAAGACGCGGGCGGCATCTGGTCTGAGACCGACAGCCCGGCGTTTTCACCAGTGCTGCGCAAGCCGAACGAGTACCAGACGCGGCAGAAGTTCATCGAGTCGTGGATTCTGAGCAAGCTGTCGCACGGCAATACCTACGTGCTCAAGGAGCGCGACCAGCGTGGCGTCGTGGTCGGCCTGTACGTTCTCGATCCTTGCTGGGTTGTTCCCAAGGTCGCCACTGACGGCGCGGTCTACTATCAGCTGAAGCGTGACTATCTCGCCGGCCTCGACACTGACGCGATCGTCGTCCCGGCAAGCGAGATCATCCACGATCGCATGTGGTGCCTCGA